GCCGATCTCCCCTACTCCCTCAATCTCTGTAACCCACTTCCCATCAATTACTTCGAATACAACATCATCCTCCGTCTCATCCGTATCCTCATCAAGTTTTTCTGCAGCTTCCTTCGCTTTCTCATCCGCATCATCAATAAAGGCTTCCGTCAGCTCATCATCTTTCTTATCTCCGCCAACAACTTCTTCCTTCGTCTCGTCGGCAGGAACGGTCATCTAAGTGACTCCTCCTATTCTATTTTCACTTACGACATTGAACCAGGAACCTCTGAACCAGACGTTGAAGCCTGATACGGATACAGAATTTGAATCACATGCCCATTTGTTCTCCCCGTCGTAAACGTCAAGTTCGCGGCAGATACCGTGAAAGGATCTTCATCCGGCCATACTTCTACTCCATTATCAAACACTACGAAGTAACGATCCGTTCCATCAGCCTGAAGCTGAATGGCCGCTTGTGTAAGACCAAAACTCGTCTGACTCGCGCTTGCCGTCCATTCATCCCACGCCACGCCAATGCCATTCCTAAGCTTCCAAATTCTTTCGGCCTCATAGGTGTAGGCATTGATGGACACATCATCCACAACCATCTCATACGGAGCATCGCCAATGAAGCAACGACGCGCCACTACAGACCGCACGATACTCGCACGACGCGTATTGTAGATATTACCCCACAGCCAAAACTCCTGATCATTGTACAAACTGTGAAGTCCAAAATCCTTAATCGTGTCACTGTCGCGCCTCTGCATGGCCGCGATAAAGACTTCCTCAGACGACCCTTGCTCCACTTCAATCGTGCCCGTGCAGGCCTCGATCTTCACGTCCAGGTGATTTCTGTCGGTCCCCATCTCCAAGTGTCTCTCAATATCCCGTGACTCACTTAACGAAACTCTGCGAATCCCGGGAAGAGGGCCGACGCCATTAATATGCCACTCAGTATTCCTACCACGATCCAACTTTCGAGTACGATCCGAGACACTAGCTCTCATTTACAGCACCTCCCAAACGTTATGTCGCCCACTCCAACTTGTATTCATAGGAAACGTCTAAGATTCCTCTAGCATTGAAGATGTCCATCGTTTCATCTCTTTCGTAATTCAGCACATCCCCCCTTTTCAGTCTCCAATCCTGAATCCACTCCGGAATTAAATCCCTTCTCACTTCAATATCTACAATGAGTAATCCCAATATTCTCTCACATACATTACGTCCGCCACTAGGGCTCGGCCTATCATCCGTTCCCCTAGATGTGAAGACATCGAGATCAAATACTGCAGATATTTCCATGCCCTTTACGGCCTCGTCGTCTACATAGCCAAGCACGTCCCCGAGCCCTGTGGAGCCCGGTATAAAGCGACCGCCGCTCAATGTTACAATCGGCTTTTGCAAGGGCAAGTCAGTGTCAAGATTGGGATAGTCTGAGGCCATCTCAGCTTGCTCGTACTCAGTTCTCGCTCCCAAGATTGTCTGAAGTTCAATCATTAAACGATTACGAGCATGATCTATTGGGTCAAGAAGCTCACCAGACACAACTAAATCTCACTTTCGACTTCAGTAACGTACTTACCCCGATATCCTCTCCACAGCGCATCATAGAAATCTTCTTCAATATCAGATTTGCTTACAGAGGCTATGGCGTCACTCATCCAAGGCCTTCTCTTCAACCCCTTTCTCTCGGCTTTCTTCACCAGCCTACCATTTATCAGAAGCGCAAAAGCTCCAGTTCTTGTCTTTCCTCGCGTATCTCTATATTTCCTCCGACCCCTCCACTTTCCAGAAATCCCACGAGGAAGGATCGTCCATGGATGGTCCACACCGAACTCCATTATCGCAGAAACCGGATCCGTCGTAGTACATTCTATCACTGCCTCAACAGCACTTGCTGTTCCTAAGACGGTTCCTCTTGCGGATCCCTTTGCCAGCTTCACATGAAATCTACGAATCGCATATGGCCCACCATTCCACACCCTTCCAGAAAGATTGTCCGTAGCCCGATCCTTAATTCTTCTCGCTACCCGATTCGCAGTCAGCCTCGCAATTCTTGGACCGGCGCCCTTTATCCTCCTCATCACTCCATATATGATGGGATCAAGAGCCTTATCGTCAACCTTCACTTCAACTCCCATCGCTACGAATCCATACCCGGTGGAATTCCTGTTCCAGCTCCTTCATCCTCAACAACAAGAAGAGAATAGCGATACAGAGGTGTTCCCTGAAATATCCACACATCTTGATTCTCTGGCCTATAGTACCTTCCCGTTCCTATAGGAAATTCTACTCTTGTCACATTTCCAGCCTCACCATTCGGAGATTCTGAAAACGAATAATCTATTGGCACAAATATTACAAGATCATTATCCTCAAGCTCACCATACTTCAAGTCCCTCAACTGCTGCGTCGTTAGATCATGCGCGACAAAAGCATACCAGTCTTCTATCTTATTTGTGGCTCCAGCTATTCCATTAACACAAACTTCAGCACTAGGATTCTCACTATGATAATTGCGGTCCTGGAGAGGGTCATAATCTCCCGTATATGTATCCCACGCACCAGGACACTTACTCCCGCCGACACTCCTTGTGATTCTAAGTCTCTCTTGGCGCCTAGCGGCTTTTGAAAACCTACTAGCCCATGAATTCTGTGGCGCCCTAGTATGAACCAAGACATCCATGACTAAACTCTCGCGTCACCTTTTTCCCTACTGGTAAGAAGGTCAGTTGCGGGTTCTTCGGGAATATATCCCTTAGCAACCGTTATCACTACATTCTCATAATCTCTTAAGTTCTGCAAACAGCGGATATATTCGTTGCTAAGTGGAACTCCATTGGGTCCTAACCTGGAATTTGATCCTTCATCTATTTCAACGGGACCCGCTTTAATCCGAGCTCCAGTTCCACTTCCACCTTGCGCTCTCTCGAATATATCCATCGCAGCCATGATCCGAATTGTTCTAAAAATCCACTTTGGAACATAACTGTATCCAGCAACATAGGTCACTCTAAGATTCTTCTGACCGTGCGCCCATCGTGTACTTTTCCTCAAGAATGAAGCATTTCCATCAGTATCTACATGAATGTAATCCAAATTGATATCTGAAGAATTGTCAACCGGATACACGTACTGTAGTTCAGATACCGATGAAACAGGATGATCAGGAAGCGCCACTAGCAAGGCTCCGCTTCCATCTATGTCTACGGTTCTCTCATATTGAAAGAACTTAGCTCCAGTTTCGTTTTCTACCCAAACACTCCACTCTTGAATCAGTTCCTCTATACTATCACTATCAAATCTATTGTCCCAATCGATAGCCAACGGATCTATGCTATTCGCATAGTTCTGTATCTGATCCGCAGTAATATATTCTCTTACGGGATATTCATCCGTTATGTCGGCGTAAGCTACCGTCGCCATGTGACCACCCTTAGTTTACCGCCGCATGGACGGGACACCACTTGCTGCGGTCCATAGCCGGGTTACGACACCCCTTATGCGCACACGTTAGCACCTTACTCGATCTACGAATACGAAGCTTACGCCCCTCAATCTCAATACCACTGATCTTCCTAGCCTTCGCCTTAGATTTCGATCTCTTACCAGATGGAAGATCAATTCCCGAAAATACGGATCTCTTCGCACGATTTCTCGTTGGAGCCATCTCAAAATATGGCTCTCCCTTTCCATTTCTCTGGCTTAGTAAGTAATCGGCCTTTTCACTAGCCGTACCATTCTTATCGGTATGAACCATCTTCGGAACATCTTTGTGGAATATAACAGCAGGCTCACCAACCTGATACGACTTACTCTTTCTTAAGACCAATGACACGGAATCGGCCATCTTACTGTCTCCTTATTTATTGGTTGTCTAGCAACTCCAACTTCACAACTTACAGCGTGTCATCCACTGTAATCGTACGATCACTACTATCGGCAGTTACCGTAACATTTCCGCCTGACCTATGCTCTTCCATCGTTAAACCCTGCTGTTTCAGAGTGTTCGGAAGAGCATATGCACCGCGCGTCACAACAAGAAGGGCCAAAGTAGCTCCAAGATCCGTTGTGTCTCCCTGCGCCGGAATATCAAACGTGCTAAACGTACGATCAGCCATCTTACCTTCTCCTTTCCTACCTTATCCAAACAGCATACTCTCCACTATTCATCGGAATTACTCTTGCCCGACCCATAAGCCCACTATGCTCAATGAACACTTCCGAAGGGATCATGAAATTAGCCAAACTTTCATGAAGGATCTTCTCTTCGCTAGGACCCTCCATTACTAAGATTAGGAAGCCTCCCCCTTTCAATAGACTTAGCATTCCATCAATATCTTCTCTTAGAGATACGGATTGCGAAGCATTCGGAGCTACGATAATGTCACTCTCTTCTCTAGCTCCTCGCAACTCGCTTGTCGCACTAACATTCCACCCTCTCCCAGTAAATGCTCCAGATACATATCCACCAATTTCTCCATACACCAAAACCATCTCTCCACTCAGGGCATTGTCAAGAACATTTCCATTTCCGAGAAATATATTTCGCTGACGAACTATAGAATCTACAAGCGTTGTTCCATCCTCAAGAACTGAAACGAACCCGGTAACATCCGAAACTGCCACCATTCCAGGCTTTCCTCGAATAACAGACCCACATACACTACAAGAGATAGTCTCCCTATCAACATCACCAACCCTTGCGGTATCACCACTACCACACCACGAACAGATTAGCTTCTTCGCCTTCTTAGAAGATCCGGTTTTTGCCTTAGGCATGAGCCACTACCTTCCTTTTCCTCTTCAAAACCACTCTCTTCTTTCCGGTAATTTCCGACAGAACTTCGTTCACTTTCCTCATAACAATCTCTGGAGTTATACTCTTCAAGCAAGCATACTCATTATTACACCCGCCATCCCAACACGGTCCACAAGTTTCCTTATGCCAAATATAATGACACTTCGTATAATACCTAGTTCTCAAGTCGGGAATAATCGAACTAAAAATCGGAATACTATGTGTTCCAACTCCCTCTGCAACATGATAAAGTCCACTATCTGGTGTAATAATAAGATCTAGATTCGAAATGATCGTCGCAAGATCTCTGCACCCAATTCCTTGATTAATATTTCTTGTAAAGTTTGCTACATTGGCTCCGTCCCACCTAAATTCATGATCCCCGAATATGGCTACATTATTTCCACCCCTAACTAACATATCAATGGCCGTTTTACAATATTCAATAGGCCACGTCCTTTGCGCGGTACTTCCATGTGTTTGAATTCCTATCCACGTCTTCTTCGGCATATTGCCATTATATCTGGATAGAAGTAATTCCCTACCACTCGATATCTCTTTATCCCCAAGATATATCTTCGTCTCATGCCCATCCTCAGGAATATCAATTCCCATTGCATCTGCAAATATCTTTGTTCTATGCCACTCGGTGCGCTTCTCACTGCTCTCCGCTACGCGGCATAGATTACACACCATCTGATAGTCGTCTTCGTACCCCATTTCATTTATGGCAATTATCTTGGAAATATGAGGATTTCCTGCGAACACATCATTGTACTGCTTATTCGTAGCAAACGTCACTTTCACACTAGGATATTGCCGGTGAAGGCTTTGAATTGCATCAGAAACCATTAGGCAATCCCCAAGACCCATGTCTCGTATAACAAGATAGTTTACTTCATCAAATGATTCCACCAATTCTTTAAGAATACTTCGATTTGAAATTACGTGAAATGATCTAGACCTCATTAGCCTTTCATACTCAAATCGAGATACCAGCCGCTTTTCTCCGGGACTCCAATTCGAATGAGTTCCTCCACTCCGAACGTCGATACTTTCTCTAGTATGCCCATGATATTGAACATATCTAAATCCAATTGGAGGAATTTCTTCAAACTGCCCCGTATTTACAAGATAGGCATACTCAAGGTCGTCTCTACACTGAAATGGCTTATTCTTGAATCTTGAAACTCTACGATAGAAATACGACCCAGATCCCCTTAGAACAAGAGTTCTAACGGTAGATACGTACCCATCATCACCAACCTTAAATATTAAACCGCAAGATGGACATACAATTTCTCCATGTATACCATCTGCGGTCCACTTACATTCTGGATTTGGACACTTTACCAGCATTATTTCCTCCTGGGCATCCGGTGCCTCTTTGAGTCGGGTTGTCTAGCAACTCCATCTCAAGCTCTCTAGCTCAGGTCCGTACCAACGCGAAGATTCGTGATCTTCACCAGAGCATCCACATTCTCAATCAACATATCCTGCCGCGTATAGATCGTTGCTTCCCAAGAGTCCCTACGAGGAATGAACTCCCAGTAAACCTCGATCTTCCTCTGAATGATGATCACAAAATTCGTTGGGACCGCCAACCACATATACGAGGCGTCGGTATACGAATCAGACCCGCTCGTATACGTCTCGGTAATGGGCATATGAGGAACCTCAACAAACGGAACTCCAAACGCCGGAGGAATTCCATTATACATGCCCTGCCCGAGCAGCGCAGAGTCGCCAGCATTCGTCAGTCTACCAGCGACCGTGTCGACCCAGTCTTGGCAAACTGCAGGAGCGGCCCACCATCGCATCTTAGTGCGGGAACCCATATACCGCGCCGGAAGTGCGCGAAGGCCACGAGAAAGCAAGTTCCTCGAGAGACCAGCACCTGCGGCATCCACGATATTTCCACTATCGGAGAGAACACCCCAACCATCACATACGCGGAGCAATCGACCCGTACGAGTGTTCGTAGCCGCATAGGTCGTCGTATTTCCCTGAATACGAAGAAGCTCCTGATCATCCGCAATTCTTTCGGACATACCCTTTACAATCGTCGCCCGCAAACCCGCAGCACCCGTGATACTATCCTCAAGAGACTCCGTAGTAATGTCATAGGCACTTCGAAGTTTGCGAACCGCATACGTCAGCTTCGTAAAGGTCGGCTCGAAGATCCTTCCAGTATCAGTGTTCTCGGTCGCACCCTCCGTGACCGGTTCACTGATATCCATCTTCGAGATTTCGCCAGTAGAATTCATCTTAATCTCAGTACGAACCAATGGGCTCATGACCGCCACATTGTTCACAAGATTAAGAAATGCTGTGGCCTGCTCCGCATTCAGCAAACCACCGCCAGGACCAAGAAGACTCGTATCAATAGCCCGCTTCAATCTCTCACGATTCGTAAATTTCCTCTTCACAGTTACTCTTCACCTCCGATAGGAATCCCGGCCAAAATCCCAGCACCCGCTACTTCAGCAGCAGCATCCGCATCAAATGTCCCATCCTGCCGCTTAAACGTCATGACCTTTTTCTTATCCTCAGTACGATCTGCACCTACTGGAAGCGTGTTGCTCTTGCGCACTCTTTTACGCCCCGAAACAGGAACAACCTCGCTCATCATCTTACGAAGCTCTGCGACCTCCTTCTTAATCCCGTCAAACTCTTCCTTCAGCGCCTTACCAACCCGAATCTTCATCGGCTTAAGTCTTGCAGCCTTGACGATCTTTACCTTAGCTTTCGGCTTCTTATTGGTCATCTCCTCAGCTCTCCCTCCTTCTTCTGCGATAGCCCTTCTATGATCTTGTAAATGCGCTAGAACACTTCCTGTCAGTCCATTCTCACAAGCCACACTAAATCCAGAATGATCCTTCAGAAGCTCAAACACTCCCTCATCGGAAACATTAAAGAAGTTCTTCAGAATCTTCCTATCAGATTTAGGATCCAGCCCGAAAGCTCTGATCAATCCCTCCTTATGCAAGTAGAGTTTCTTCCCACTCAACCAGTGGTGAGGAAATAGCCATGTATAAGGCTTCCCCTCATATCCTATCTGGGCATAAGCCGCGCGAGGAAGTAAAGAACGATGCGAACTTACATATTCACTCCACTTAGGTTCTTTACTCTTCAGAGAATTTCCGGTAGCACCCTTCATTCCATTACTTACCTTACCAAACTGATGGAATTCGCCCTCTTCACTCTCGCCAACTATATCATCAATATCGCCACTCACATCATACCCATCCGGCAATCTACGAACTAACTGAATCGCGCACGCCTGCCCTCCACCGGGGCGATCTACAAGAGACCACTCGTCAATTTCGCACTCTTTAATGGTGGGCCAAATATCCCCATCAACATTCTTTTCTCCGCGATCAGTTACAACCCCACCAATTGAAAATCCTCTTAGAGTACCATCTTTCACTTTCTTCCAAGTGGGCTCGGCACCTTCACTTATTCTTACACCTAGCAACACCCCTTTCTTATCCATAGACACATGAAATGCCTTACCCACCGCTCCACCATGCATCTCGCGAATATTCCTCCACTCAAGCCACTTAGGAAGAGCTTTCTCCATAGCACCTTTCTCCATATAGTCAGAAAAAGGTGGCTCATAGGGCTTATCAAATCGACACCCGTACCCCCATACCTCTCTCTTGGTCGGATCAACTCTTTCAAACGGGAAATATATCTCAAATCTATTCCCAGAATCCACATCACTTCTCTCAGCATGAACTAAATTATGACCTCGCTTAATAACTCTGGCCTTCCTATCTGGATTGGCAAAGACGGTCTCCCGATGAGCAGGAACTGTTACCACACTTATTTCAAACAATTCCGCGCGGCGAACTTCAAAGATTACATCTTTCTTATTCTTCGCATAGATCCACGCATAATCCAGAATTGAGCCAGCCCATGAAAGTCCCCTTACTCTCTTCTCAACAATCCACTTCCATACTTCATCATCAAACACTTCAGATTTCATCCACGATCCAGAATCTTCAAATGCCAATTCTCGCGTAAGCCCAATCGGTCTCTCCCGATTGTGCCCATATAGAAGAAGAGGGCTGCTTAGGAAACTCTTTATATCCTTATCAAAGCTATGAGACCTTACTCTTCTTCCATCTCCGGTATTGCTCGGTAACTGAAAATAGCCATCGATGGTACGATCGCTCTCATTAATAGAGCGAATCATATGCTCTACAACGACATACGGACCAACTCCATACCTAGATCCATTTGGACCCGGCATTCTTCTACTGATTGAGATTCCCGGAACATCTGGTCCCTTAAAAAGAGAGGGATTTCTTCGCATCATCTTCTCTGCATAGTCAAAATCCTTTAGATCTGCTTCTCCAATATCTGAAGCACTCATTCCTTTCAGAAAACTGAACATTGCTTTACGATCAATATCGAACGACAAGCTAGCTCTGTTCTTCTTCTCTTCCTTTTTCATAGCTTCAAATGACCCTCCTGCACTCCCGCACCAATCGCGGGCTTGCTTAGTAGCCGCAGCAGTATCCCATCCATTTCTCTTATTAAACCTTACAGCCTGCAATCCCATCTTCCCATCAGATTGCCTCTGATAAATGTGATCAACTTTCTTGCCCGATACGGTAGCCACCCCGTTCCTTCTTGTCGTGTCAGCACCGCTTCTAGGAGAGAGAAGCCTACAGCTATGTTCACTAGGATATGGCATATTATTTCACCCCACACGAACTAATTTCTCGTCACTTATAACCTTATACTTTCCCAGATCACTAGTGGGAATTATCTCCCCATCCTCGTCTCCTCCGTAGAACTCATTCAAGTGATGACATCGTCCACACTCTATCGTTCCTACCATAATCTTGCAAACACCCAAGAGCATACCATTTCCAACAATTCTACCAAGTCTTTTCGAACGACCGCAATCTGGATGTTTGCAGCGGTAGGCTCGCCAAGGAAGATCCTGAACAAGCTGCGCTCCAGCGTTAATATCCATTTAAGCAACCTTCGGTAGCTTCATCCGAATAATACTTCTTCCATTTCTCATCACATTTGCCACATACTTCCCAAGCTTCCTATTTCCTGCTCCTTTACCACTCATGCCATCTGCAATAATTCTAGCCGCCTTAGCTGGAGTAGCTCCAACCAGCTTCCGAGCTGTTCCGCCGGATATCTCATCCACATACATAACATCGCCAGTCTTCGGATTGAATAACCATACTCTGGCTCCCATCCCGCCTTTCATGGGAGGAAGCCCGAAGCAATAATCTCTTATCTCATCTGCAGATCCAAGACTTCCTTTAGACATAATGGCCGCAATATTCGCACCCTCAACAGGAGAAATTGTTCTTACCTCTCTCAAACTCAACCACCACGCACCAAACTCCGAAACTATCTTATTTATCCTTACTTCAAATCTATGCTTACGGGGTCCAGAGACCTGTTGCCTAAAGTTCTCCATCTGCGAACGGCCCTGTCCCGTACCAATATTCCCCGTTTCGATCGAGCTAATCAAATGAGGAGGAACTCGATGCGCTGCCAGTATCTCATCTCTACACCCTTTTCTATAATTCGTCCATCCCCCATCTCGAATCGGATGCTGCAATTCCTTAATCTCAATTCTTGGTCTATCAACTGGCTGATTGCTGATAGGATCCACAATTGGGGGTGGAACCGCCAATACAAGAGCCGCATGTGGATTCTGAAGAATGTCTTCCTCAAAAAACTTCCTTACAGATCGAACCACTTTCGAATTAGGTCCAGCTTTAAATCCCTCAATGAGAACTGCAACCGTCATTACTGCTCCATGAAAAAAGAAATCTAGATTGAAGTTTGAAGATGCCGTTAGCCCCGCCGCTGCTCCTAGCGCAGGGAGAATATCGCTAAATCCATAGTATGAGCTCTTTGGATGATATACCTTATGCTGCTGAATCTCAGAAGCCCATAGTTCTTCTTTTAGTGGAGTGCCAGTTTTTTCTCCACTTTCATCATACCACTGAATATCTGCATTTCCTATGTACACATCTCTAGGACTTACATCCTCCGAAATGACTTTTCCTCTCAACTTTCCCGTCGTCTTATCGTACACATCAAGATCCCCATAGTTCTTAAACCACGTCTTTTTCCCCGCCACAATTTGGCAGAATCCCCGCATGTCCTTTCGCACTCGCATCGTCATACCAGGAGCATGATACCATGCACATGGATATCCCGAATCAAAATCCCTTACGATTTCAAGATATCCATTGCCTAGCGACTCCTGATCCGTCAATACATTATCAAAAATCTCCTCAATCGTATCACTTTCGTTCGGATTATTTACTAGAATCGATAACCGAACTCCACCCTCCTCATGGTGAAACAACGCTTCTTCCAGATCACGAATCCTTTTTACTTCATTTATTCCCTTACTCTTTATCTTCTTAAGGTCCTTTAGTTCCTTATCCAGACCATTCGCTTCTCGAACATCTCTTATATCCCACCCCAACCCAACTATCGTACTTACCTTTGCACGAACACACGCCCAATGAATAGCATTTGTCTCCAGAAGATCAGCTAAATCCTCTAATTCGTATGGGGGAGCTACAATATCTCCACTCTCATAATCCCACTCTACATCAGAGTGAAGAAGCTGACTACTTCGATCCTTCTCTCCAGCTCGCAGAAATGGATAGCTTAACCCCATCTCCTTAGGATCAAACTTTGGCTTCCCCTCGGTAGTAAGAATGATCTTCTTATTCCCAATTTCTTTTACCGTGACATCCAACCCACCAGATCTTCCCAGTCCATTAGCAAAGGATCCGGCATAAGCTCCACTTCGGAGCTTAACGGGCCTTCCTCGCCGTGTAAACTTGAACTTAGTTTTCATTTCATATTATCCTACTTAGGAACAATAGTCTTAGCGAGAATGATTCTCACATCCGTACTTGCTCCACTTCCGGCAATGTGAACATTATTCTCAAAATCCCCGCTATCATGCTCTACAACCACTATCGTAACCGCCTGCCCCGCACCCAACACGATGCTCCCCATTGCCGTTGTGGAGGCCGCCAAGGCCATCGCAGCCCCATGACCCACGTACACGTACCCCGACGCTCCACTAGGATTTAAAATAGTGACTCCAGTTACATTCTCATCAAGACTATTTCCAAGTCCACAAGCATTCAAAATATCAGCTAAACTAACTGGAGTAGTTCCGACTACATAATTCAATATAGACTGTTCCGTCAGTCCTCCGACATAAAGGTCTCCCATTGTAGGAATCGCGAACTGAAATCTAGATTCATTTCCCTTATTTACAAAGTTCATTATCCTCACTCCTACGAAAGATCCGAATCTGCAAGATCCTTACTCTCCCAGTCAAAACTATCCACAAGCTGCTTTAGCGTTATAGTTCCATCTGTATAATCCTCAGAACTAGGAATTATACCAGAATACTTCCTAGTTCTCTTTGCCGTAACAATTCTTAACTCATACTCTCCTTCGCGCACGCATATAATCTGAACTAGACCATTACTATCATTTTCGCATTCACGTGTCGTCTTCGGATGGATCATATTACTATCCACCCAAATCGGCTCTTTGTACCTCTTTACATACAACTTCGCTCCTTCACCTTCTTCATAATCCCCAGTAATAAGAACTCCTGCATCATCCCTTACATATTCATAAACGAGAAGTGTGGCAGGATCTGCCGGAGCATCTGGAGCTGTCGTAGCTACCATTTCAACTGCGAAGTCCTCAGGGCTCGCCGCCGATAGGCCGGTCGTGAAAGTTCCCGCCTTCTCTGTGTACTCCGCGCATTTAGTGTTGTACCAGTACTGAGTCTCCGCGTCGAGACGAATTTGCGCGACTCCACTCGCATTCGCCTGTGCATAGGCCACGCGCGTCGAGCGTGCAGCGTCCGAGAAGACGAGTATTGAGGCATCCGGTAGTGGACCGTGGGAGTCTTCATCCTCGATCAGCACATTCGCGATGTGGACTCCAGTTCCAATACCAAGAGTATCGACCCCCGCCTCTATAGCGTCAATCTGCGCCTCGGTCTCGTCAGTCAACGCCATCTTACTGGATGGGGTAGCAAATCCGGTGGCGGTCGCCCATTCGGAATCACCATGCGTTTGCAGATCACCAGCAGCACTCGCTGCTGCCCCATCCTGTTCGGGAGTTCCGATCTGCACCGGTAACGTCGTTCCCGTGTCCTCCAGGACCTCAATAATATTCCCAGCCATCGCATCCATGTCCAGCCCGCCTGCATCGCTCACTATCAGGCCGCCGGGGCCGTCTGCCACCGCGTTCGGGATGCCCGTCAGTCCCATGCGCACCGAGTCTGCAAGGTCCACGTTCACCAACTCGATCTCCAGCGTCACCGGGGCCATGTTCGTCGCGCCGCGTAAGACCATCGTGACGAAGTCCGCGCCCGTCGCCAGGGCGGCATTCGGGATGCCGATCTCGTACACACCGGGCATGTTCGTCGCGTCCACGACCACGAAGCCGCCGGTCGCCCAGGTCCCGAGGGTCATCGTGGCAAGAGTGACCTGCGTCGCTCCGGTCCCCTGGGCCTCGCGGTAGTAGTACCAGACGAGGTTGGCGGTGTTCCAAACGAGCCCCGTCAGCCCGCTCCCGTCCGTCTTCGACGAGTCCTGCACGAAGATCAGCGCGGTCTGCGAGGTGACACCCTTCTTCAGGATGAGCTTCATGTGCGCATCCCTCCGGTCATACCAGGGTCAGCGGTCCCGCCCTCGGTGAGGAGGTTCTGGAAGGCCAACATGCGTGCCCCGCCCTTCGTAACCAGATACCCGGCTGTAGCGACGGCGCGAACATCCCCGCCTCCCGATGCTGTCAGGTACCCGCCAGTCGCCACGGCCCGCACATCGCCCATCAGCTACGCACCCACTTGTCTTGGTCTCCATCCTCGGTCTTCGTAAGCGTGAACAGTA